TAATGACCATGCAGGGCAAGCTGATCATTGAATTTGCTGAACTGTCTGCATGGCGCAAGGCCGAGTCGAATGACCTGAAAGCGTTTATTACAAGACAGGTTGATATGTACAGGCCTCCATATGAGCGGTCAGTCAGCGATGTGCCGCGCCAGTGTGTGTTTGCCGGTACAACAAACCCGTCAGGCGCATATTTCATGGATGTGACGGGGAACCGGCGTTTCTGGCCTGTGTTCTGTAAGAAAATAGATCATTACGCCCTGGAACAGCTCAAAGAGCAGTTATGGGCAGAGGCGGTCCATTATTATAAATCTGGACAGCAGTTGTGGTTGACGGATGAGGAATATAAAATTGCCAGTGAAGCGCAAAAATCCCGTATGCAGGAAGATGCGTGGATGGAAGAGATCCAGAACCTGGCAGAGGAACGCGAATCGGAGAATAATACTTTCCTTGCCAATGAAGAAATTTATCGTGCCCTAGCTATCGAAAAGCCAAAAATGGATGAATATAACATGAAACGTATCCAGCGTGTCATGACATCCATCGGCTGGCTGGAAGCACGCGGTGTTGTGGGTGGTAAAAAATTGCGTGGTTGGCGTCCTAAAAAATAATTTAAAAATAGTGTTGACACTGTTGTAACATGACGTTATAACATGAGTTGTTAGAAAAAACACCGTTCAGTTTCATCGGTTATATATGAAACTATTTTTAAGGAGACAATAGATGGCACCACGTGTATCTAAACTAAAGGGCGTTGACCCTAAAACCGCAGAACCCAAAAAACCTAAAATTCTTGTATTCGGTAAACCCGGTGTCGGTAAGACATGGGCCTCTCTGGACTTCCCAGGCGTCTATTATATCGACAGTGAAGGCGGTGCTAACCTTGAGCATTATACCGATAAATTAAAAGCAAGCGGTGGTGCCTATATGGGTCCAGAGCATGGTTCCCTTGATTTCAATATTGTTATCGAACAGATCCAGGCACTGGCAACAGAAGACCATGAATTTAAAACAGTTGTTATCGATTCTATCTCAAAACTGTTTAATACCGATATCGCGGTTGAGGCAGAGCGTCTTGGTGACAAAAACGCATTTGGCGCGGATAAGAAACCTGCTGTTGCCAATATGCGCCGCATGATCAATTGGCTATCCCGTATCGATATGAATGTTATTTTGATTGCACATGAGAAACCTGAATGGGGTTTAAATGCCAATAAAGAACGTGTTGAAATCGGTGCAACATTTGATGGCTGGGAAAAACTTAGTTATGAGCTGGATATTGTTTTGAATATCTTTAAGCAAGGTAACAGCCGCAAAGCTCGTGTCATGAAATCCCGTTTGCAGCAATTCCAGGATGCAAGCGTCTTTGATTGGTCTTTCCTCGATTTTGCTAAAATCTATGGTGAGGATATTATCAACAAAAAATCTGAAAATCTGGTTCTGGCAACAAAAGAACAATTGGCAGAGATCAAACATCTTTTAACCACTGTTAAGTTACCGGATGGTCAGGAAGATAAGTGGCTGGCGGCTGCACAAGTCGATGGCTGGGAAGATATGACTTCAGAACGTATCGCTGGGGCTATTAAATACATCAAAGATACTTACCTAACACCAAAACAAGGAGAATAAAAATGAAGTTCACCCCTAAAACAGACAAAGAGATTGAAGAAGAACGTCTATTGCCAGAAGGCGAATATGATTTTCAGATTTCAGCTGGTGAAGACAAAGTAAGCAAGAGCGGCAATGAAATGATTGAATTGCTGGTTCGCGTTTATAAACCAGATGGATCTGGCTTTATCTTGGTCAACGATTATCTATTGGAAAGCGTATTATACAAAGTCAGCCATGCTGCTAAAGCTTGCGGTCTGGAAACAGAGTACAATAACGGCAATCTCCATGGTGACGATTTCTTTGGAAAAACCGGTAAATTGAAACTTGGCATTCAAAAAGACAAAAACGGTCAATATCCAGATAAAAACGTTATCAAAGATTATATCGTTTCAGGTGAAGAAAAGAAATCTGATCCACAGTCTCCGACACTTGGTAAAGCTAAAAAAGAACCAGAAAAATCGATTGGTGAAGAGCTAAACGATGAGATTCCATTCTAAACTTAAATAAATAAAGAAAGCACGAAATGACACTTAACTTTTCAAACGATCAGATCAAAGCCTATGATGCGGTGATGGAGTGGTTTAAAAAACCAAAAGATAAGTATTTCGTGCTTTCTGGCTATGCCGGTACTGGTAAGACGACAATTGCAAAATACATCGCTGAGGAAATTGGTATTTATGATGTAATTTTCTGCGCCTATACCGGGAAGGCCGCTAATGTTTTACGTGAAAAAGGCTGCACCAATGCAGGAACAATTCACAGTTTTCTTTATAAATTTATATATGATCAAAATGGCAGAAACCCTGTATTCGGTATTAATCCTGAAAGCCCACTGAAATACGCCAAACTGGTTATCGTCGATGAATGGTCGATGCTTGGCGATGAAATGATCCAAGATTTATTCAATAATTCTGTTAAAATCTTGTTTTTGGGTGACCCATTCCAGTTACCACCAGTTAAAGCAAACCAAACATTATTAAAAGCTGATTGCTTTATTGAAGAAATTCATCGCCAGGCTCGTGAAAGCCCTATCCTTCGTGCTGCTACCGCAGTACGTGAGGGCCGTGAAATTCCACTGGGTAAATATGGAGAGTTTGATTATATCCGCAGTAACGAAGCCACAGACGAGATTTACATGGCTGCTGATCAATTAATTGTTGGCATGAATAAAACCCGTCAGATGTTTAACCAAAGGTTTCGCCGGTTAAGAGGATATCGCACCCCACAGGAGTTTGAACCAGGCGAGAAAATCATATGCTTGCAGAATAACCGTGAACAGGGATTATTTAACGGCATGATCGGGAAATGCGTTTCATCTCATATCAGCGGTCCGACATCGTTTCAATTGGATTTTGAATGTGATGGAAATATTTATTCCGGTTTACCTGTATGGCGTGGTGATATTGATGCCGAAGTTGGTAAATCAATGTATGACCGCAGATCAAGGTTTGACCGGTTCGATTATGCGGACGCTATCACCTGCCATAAATCACAGGGTTCTGAGTTCGATACAGTTGTTTTATTTAAAGAACCAATTGGTGACAATGAAGAGATGCGCCGTCGCTGGATTTACACAGGCATAACGCGTGCCAAAACAAAATTAACAATGATTCAAGCATAGGAAAAGAAAATGAAAATAGAAAAGTTTGCACAGATGGTTACAAAGCAACGCGAAAAGGCGAAGCTGACACAATTTGATTTTGCTGTACGTGTAGGAATTTCTTTAATGACCGTTCATCGCTGGGAAAAAGGATTGTCCATGCCAAAAGAAGACAGCCTTGATCATTGGGTTAATAAAATTAAAGAGGCGTGCAAATAATGAAAACAATCCTTGGAATTGATGTAGGCATGTCTGGTGCCCTGGCTTTCTACGATAGAGACGAACTTATTATCTTTGATATGCCCGTATCGGAGCGTAATAAAACAAAGCGCATGGATTGCCACCGCATCGCTGCAATTATCAAAGAGCAAAAACCGGATCATGCTTATATCGAGCAAGTTAATGCATTTGGTATGGGTGCAAGTTCTGCTTATAATTTTGGCTGGAGCTGTGGCAGCATAGAGGGGATTTTAGCGACACTAAATATCCCTTTCAGTTATGTTACACCTATGGTCTGGAAGAAAGCTATGGAATGCCCAAAAGATAAAGACGCAGCGCGGTTTAGAGCCAGTCAATTGATGCCATTATTCAGCCATAACTGGCCCCTTAAAAAACATGATGGCCGGGCTGAAGCTTCTTTGATTGCGTTGTATGGATGGAATAAAAAGTCATGAAATATATTGAAAAGCGCATTATAGGAGACTGCACACTTTACCATGGAGATGCATTAGAAATATTACCAGATATTGAAGCCGATTTGCTTGTCACAGATCCACCTTACGAGCTGACGAGTGGTGGTGGAACTCCTACTGATCAGAAAAGATTATCTGGTAAATTTAATCCCACTAGCTATGCCAATGATGGAAATATTGTTTTATGTGACTTGA